TTGGTCCATATTCATCAACTTTTGAATCTAAGAATAATGGTATTTGGTGATTATCATATAATTTACTATTAAGGTTTTCTTTAATTTCTAATTCCGTACTTCCAGTTCCTGTAATTAAATTCCAAGTATTTGGTGTTGGTGTTCCCCATCTATAATAACCATGTGGAACGGTTCCTCCGCTTACATTATAAATTGTGTCTCCGGTTAACGGTCCCACATAAGCATTACCTGTATTTCCAGTCCAAGACATAAGTTCTTCATTAGAGTCATACCAATTACGGCTGGTTAATGAAACCAGTTTTGTTTGTGGTATGTTTTTTCTCTTAATTGAATGCCTTATTCTTTTCATTTAATATAATTAGTTAATTATTAAGAACAACTTGACCAACCGCTTATTATTCCTGACTGTGAAATTGTTGCTATATATGATATTTTAGATTGTCCAGGTAATAGAATCGCATATAATTTACCATTTCCATCAAATGTTTGTCCTCCTTGATTTTGATCCCATAGTGTATATGTTGTTGGTGGTGTAATACTTGTCTCATTAACATATAAAGGTCCATATTGTGTATAACCCGCACCCTGTAAAACGTATGGATATTGATTACAATATTGTTGTAGTTGTGTTGATGTTGGGTACCCATTAGGTAACGTATATGCATATATTTTTTGTGTTCTAATAACTGGCGGTACGACATAATCACAACCATAAAGTTGTATTTCTTCTCCGTTAATTATTGTTTTTGCCTTTGTTACCGTATATAATGTATTACTAGGTTGACCTAAAGATGATAATTGCGAACCAATAACCACATAGAAATACCCGGACGACCCTTCAACTCTTTCTCCACTATTAAATGCGGTAGAACCTGTCATCATTGACCAAACATCGTAATTACCGTCCAAATATCCTGTTTGATTTTGATATTCGCATGGTCTAAGTTTAAAGTAAGAATTAGTAGGTACCACAGCACCTGCAGGTGTTGTTGAAGGTGTTGGAGTTGGGGTTGGTGATAATTGTACTCCCTCTGTCGGTGTAGGTGTAGGTGTTACTGTATTAGTTGGTGTTGGAGTTATTGGGTCGATATTAGTACCTCCACCGCTTTCATAAAATTTAATAGGTGTTGAGGTTGTTCCTACTTGGATACCTTTGGTTCCGTTAAATTTATATATCTTATATGAATAATCTCTTTTATCTATGTCAACTTGAAAATACATATCCTCATTCTCTTTAATTTCATGAGATGTTGGGTATACGTCATTATAAAAATCTGTAATAATTCCGTCTTTTGCGTTAAAGAATTTAGCCGTCATAAAGAAAGTATTTCCTGTGGTTGTACCACTTAAATTTGTTTCGGCCAACACACTTTCATCTTGAAACCAAAAAAGATACATGTTTTCTTTATTCGTATAATTCGAACCGTGGAAAACAGGTACATGTATATTTTCTTGTAATGGTGTGTAAAAATATTTTTCACCTAATGGTAATGTTAAATTTTTTGTAAATATTAATTTTCTATTCTGTCTTGTTGGAGCAGTATAACCTGTTACATTACCATTAATATCTAATAAATTTGGTGTTTTATAAAACTCCAATCTAAAAAAACTTTCCGTTGATTGTCTCAACATCTTGGCATTTTCTTTTGGTGTAATACCTATTTGTGGAACACTATAATCTAATCCTTGGTAATAACTGCCACCTTTAGAAAAATAAAAATAAAACCATATATCAGACTCATCAATACCATCTGGATTATGAATATATCTAACGGTTTCATAATTGTCAATTGGATTAATGATGTCATTCAACACCTCATCCTCAAATTGTTCCATGTTTTCTTGCCACCCCAAATTCATTTGGAAGTCAAGTTCGTGGTTCAATACAAGATTTAAATCAGTGTTTTTTCTTAATATTTTCATTAACAATCGGTTATTTTTTTATTTTTGAATTTTGAGATTCCGTCTTGTTTATTTGTATAGAATCTCTCATTTCTTAAATAGAAGTTTATGTCATTTTTTACATAATGAATACCGTTTGTAAATGGAAACTTTGTACCATATCCATCAATATCAACATATCCATGTTCATATAAATCTCTCCATCTCCATACACCTTCCGCAGAATCATATTTGGCGTTTTCAGGTAAATTGAAAATGTCTTTGGTTTTAGCACTTTCCGTATATGGTGACAATTCTCTTAATTTAACTCTGTGATGTGGTTGATAATATAATCCAAACATATTTGTTGTTGATGAACCCGAAAAAATTGCACTGTCATCTTGTCCATAATCAAATATTGTTGTTGGGTTTGTGAATTTTTGAAAAGATTCACATATGATTCTTTCTTTTAATTCTTTTCTATTATATTCAACAAATGCACCATTTAATATTGTTCCTTTTGTTAATTCATTTCCACTTGTAAATGTTATACCTTGTCTAATAAAAGGTGTTCCCGTACCCATTGAACTTTCGTTAGACGTTGTACCATTAAAATGGTCATCAATCCAAGTGTCGTGGAAATTAAACTTATACCCCACTTTTGGTGGGTAATTAAAATATCCATTTCCGTTTCTAAACAAAGTGGTTACATAAACTTCTGTTGGTGTATATCCTAAATTGTTTGTTAATCCACTTAAAACAAACGGTTCTTTGAAATCGTATAAAACAGATTCCATTCTATTTCTTTCAACAACAGTATCATTTGCACCTGCAGCGTTTTCAAATAATATTTTTTTCTCTTCTTCCCATATCGGTGATTCAAATCCAATATTATCCATTATATAATCACCAGTTGTTGTTAGTAACTTATGTTTGTGTATGTAATATTGTGATGTTGACCCCGTTATATTATTTTTATCAATACATCTTTTACCGATAACTAATGTTGGTATTGTTGTAACTGCTTTAAATTCTTTTTTTAATATATTAATTACATATTTCTCAGAGTTATATATTTCATTACCAACGCTGTCAATGTAATATGTTCTACCTGAGACTTCTCCTGTTATTGTTGTCCCTGAAAATGTAACGAATTCACCAGAGTTCATTCCGTGTTCAACAGGTGCGGTAAATTCATAATATGAATTAAAAGTATTTGATAATCTAAATGGTATTCCGTCACCGCTTTTAAATGATACTTTAGTACCGCCAGTTAAAGTATATGTCATTTGGTAATTAGTATCACCAGAATAAACATAACTCAAATAAAGATTCCAATTATGATATGGTGCTGTAATAGGTGTGATTGTTGTGTGGTCAGTTGACCCCACGTATGTTAATGATGGTGTGTAATCACCTAAAGTACTACCACTAACACTACTTGGTGTTACAACTTTCCTATATAAATCTCTTCTCAAAAATGCAAACTCATCATATGGTAAAAAACCAGCTAATGTTGGATTATCTAAACCATCTCCCCTTCCATTTAAATAAACTCTCTCTTGTAAATAATCATATGAAGTATCTCCACTATACATGTTACGAAAAACCATTTTAAGTTTTCCATAAATTTTATACTTGTTACTTTCGTTTCTTTCTTTATCATATAGTTTATCGATATCTAAAATAATATCTTTATCTCCAATTCTTAATAAAGTTTGAGAGGTTTCTAAACCTATGTTTAAAGTTAAGTCTTGTTCATCCGCCTTTTTGTACCTTTTACTAGGTAATAATATTTCTTTTTTATTTTCCATTATTCAGCTGGTGGGAACACCCCTTTAGGTCCGTAATATTTTATTAGTCTATCAAATGCAGATTTACCTGGTCTTATACCAAAGTAAAATTGTAGTCCTGTAGATAATACTTGTTTATTACCGCTATAATTTTTAGCAGTTCCGAAAATAAATAATTCTTTACTATTTTGTATGTAACTTATTGGTGATGACCATGTTTGTCCTGAAACAACATAAATGTTTCCTGTTGCCGGTGAATTTAATGGTCCTGACGTAACTTCTAACCATAAGTCACCTTCAGTATATTGAGATGCCGGATCTGTCGGTGGGGTTGTTTCTATTCTATCAAATCTTTCCATCATATCGGTATAGTTACCATCATATGAATATGTGGAATGTTGTTTAGTCATTGGTAATAATAAAAACTCTTCTTCTCCATCAGGAAACAAATAGTTTGTATTTGTCTCTGTTGTACCTGAAATTGATATAATTCTTTGTATTCTTTGTACCGCAACTTTAGTTCTATCCCATCTTTGTTTATCTGAATTTGCACTATAAGGACCAAAATCTTCACCTTTCTTATCCCATAAGAAGAATGGGACTTTTTGTGAATAATCACCCAATCTATTATTTAAACATAATCTAACAAATCTACCGTTATCGTCTAATTTAAAATCAATAGGTGTTGGTCCATAACCACCAGTTCCTCCAGTAAAATATGTAATTGTTAATGGGTCTTCAGGGTCTAAAAATTCACCATTAAACATAAAATACTTAGACGAATCCAAATCGAAAGCCTCAATTCCCGCTTCGTTATTGATGGAAATTAATTGTGTTATATCACCATCTAAAACTTGTCCAAAATTATAACTTGAATCGCTAAAGAAATCACCAACATCAAATTTTGCATTTGATACATCCATTCTATAGTTAATGGCATGTTCAATAATATTTGCAGGGTCTTGGTATGTAGTTGATGTTAAATCTCTAACAACAGAACAAGTTGGGTCAATCCTTGGGTCATAACAAATTTCATACATAAATTCATCCCTAACACCTACGTCATAAAATGTTGTTGGATGTAATAATTCTAAATAATTGCTATATTTTTGACCTATAAATCCGTTTGTTGGATTATATGGTGTTGACCTATAATAGAATTTTTTATGTAAAACATTATAAAAAACTAATTCTCTTGGGAATTTAGAACCTCTTTGATTTAAATCTAAAACTTGTTGGTTATCCCATTTGATTCTATAATCAAATTTAAAGAAATATAATAATCCATTTAACCAATTATCTATAAATGAAAAATTAGTTACTCCTCCACAGAAAAATAAACCGACTCTTTTTCTTTTATACCATTCCGTTAATAAGTCAATGTTTTTTGATGCTCCTTGAATAACAGGTATAACTGTAAAAACCCCGTCTCTTATTTCTGAATAACCCGATTTAGTTTTTCTATCATAATATTTGTTACCAATTTTTGACCATACTTTAAAATATGGCATTCTTTCTGAACCCGCTCCCGCAATAATATCGGCCATAATTGTAGACCCAACAACAGGTGTGGTTGATTCAACTAATCCAGCGGCATATCCAGTTAATGGGTTTATTGGTGAGTGTGAATCTCCATATGAAGAATCTGGTGTTGCCCACAAATATTTGTATGATAATGCCTCATTATATGCTTTGTCATATTTTTGACAACCTACTTCTGTTGCAATTTCATTTCTTATTTGGTCGGCCGGATTTTTCTTTCTAACTGTTCTATCATAAATTCTCATGATAACAAAAGTTCCTCTATCCGCAAAATTACCCACTCCATTATGTCCTCCCTCATATCCTGCATAGTTAACACCACATAGATTTGTCCATTCCTCATGACTAAATGCTAACACTTCCATATAGTTTCTCCAAATACCAACAACGTTTGTCCATTGTTGTATTTTACTACTTAGTCTTGTTGGTCCATTTGAAGCACCATATGCTTCCCAACTATCTTCTTTATCCGGACCCAAAAATGTTGCTTTCCAATGATCTCTAAATTGAGCGGCTCTAAAATAACCTTTATTACCTAAAGCATTATTTGACTTATTAAAGTTTAAAATAAAGTTTGAGAATGATATTGATGTTATACCCGCTTTGTCTGGAGGTACTGTATATGGAATAATTGTATCATCAACCAAAGGATACATATCCGCAATAAATCTACTATCGTTTATGTCTCCTTGTAATGGTGTAACTTTTGCAGTACTCAGATATTCTAATATTGTTTTTTGTGTTGCCTTTGTTGGGTTTGTTAATTGGAAATTATTACTGTATAAAGGTGACGATGTATCAGAACTATATTCCCTTGCCTGTGCGTCTGGATAAAATGATTGTAGCCAAGATGAACCGTTTGTAGTTGATGTGTTAAATTCTATCGGTATTAACATTACAGCACCTGCTCCTTGTCCAATTCCCACCACTTTTAATTTTATTTCTCCAACTGAGGCGTATTCAGATTCTGTTGATAAATCGGCAAACCCTGATGTATCTTCTGAACACTCTTCACAATCGGGATAAACCGTTAATGGAAGTACTTTTGTTCCTTTATCTTGCATACTATACGCTGCACTCATAAATTGTTCACCAATTCTAGCAAACGGTCTCCAATTAAATGGCCATCCAAAATATATTCCGAATAGACCTTGACCTACCGAAAATAAAAATGAGCCAATAAATTCAAAAAACTTAACAATAATAATTGCAAAAACAAATTGTATAAATGTTACAATAGAAGATATTAATAAACTAAATTTAATTCTATTTCTAAATGCAAAATTTGTTGGTATGTAATTTGCATTACCTGTACAATCATCTTCTTGACTTGGTCTAATTTGTTTTATACCTAAAAATGCGTCTCTTCTTGATAAACCAAAAAATTGTTCGGTGGCTGAAACTTCATAATGTGATCCTTGAAAAGATGTTGGTGTATAAACTTTACCATAAATAAATTTATAGAATACGTCTTCGGGAACTCCTCCGTTATTTGTTCCCAACATTGCATTTAATTTGTCATTTTGATATGTTGATGACATTGTTGAACCTGTTGTTCCTGTTGGCCACGCAATATTTAAATAATCTTCAAATACATTTGAAAATTGATAGGTTGTTAATAACTCTTCATCATATTCACCTAAATTATTTGAACCGTCATCATTTTTATTATATTCTCTAATTTGTGGTATTAAATAATGTGCAGATGTTGTTCCCTTTGTTGATTCGGTATTACCTTCACCTAAACCAATTCTAAGTCTTGCGGTTGTTGTTGTTGGGACCCCTTTATTGGGATCGTTAGTTATTTCCTCTTCACCAAATTCATTTGTGAAAGTATATTCCATGTTCATTGGAATAACCGCCATTGCCGTACCGTCATCTTCAATAACGCCCGGATTAAAATACTCTAATTCAGGATATAGTGTTGTTCCATCCGAACCATAAACTTTATTACCTGTATATCTAACTCCTTCAATTTTACCACCACTAGTTTGTAAATTACATTTGTATCCAGTGTTCATTCTAATAACACCAGTTTTCTTAACAGCATCCGAATTATTATCTGTAACAGATGAAATTAAAATTAGTGAGATTGGTTCTACTTTAATTCCCTTATCAGATAAATCAAAATCCACTCTTGATATGCCTATTTCACATAAATCTTGATTTCCCCAAAATGGAAAAACTTCAATTTTTTTGTTAAAAGATACAATTTGTTCTAAACCGTCTAAATCTTCATCGGATTTAAAATTATAAAATCTATCAAATTTTTTCTCATCAACTCCTTGTCTAATAAAATCATATGGTCTAATTGAAAAACATCCCATATCTGACAAGTCAACTTCAGCATGAATTGTTTGTTCCCCTAAAGGAACTCCCCAAATCATAAAATCACCCGCACTATTAGTTTTTACAGTATAATTGTAATAAGTTTCATAAACTTCTAAAACTTCCTCTCTTGATAAAATTTCTTGTTGGTCAAAAAATGTACCTGTTGGTACGTGTCCTCCGTGTTGTTTCCTTGATGGTAAAAGATTATAACGATATCCATCATCATTTTTATCTCCTACCGATGTATATGGATATAAAGCGGATATTACGGGGTCTGTTGAATCTGTGTCTTTTTGTGGTACAAAAACCGATACTTTAACATTTGGTATACCTAAACCATTATTTGCGGTAACCCTACCACAAACCACTCCATAATCCGAGCATAACGATGTATACGCCTGTTGTTGAGTAAATTTTAATGATAAAACCTCCAATAAGTCGTAGTCTTGTTTTAACTCAACCGTAACTCTTTGGTCTTTTCCAATATTTGTTGAAATTCTATGTTTTTGCATTGTTCTTATAATAAATAGAAAGCATGAGATTTTCTACTATTATAACGAAAAAACATTTTAGTATGTAGTCGTTCCTAAAGATTTAGTTCTCACTTTGATATCTACATTTGGGAATCTGATTTGGAAAATTTGATTGGACTTCATGAATATTGTTAAATCAGTTTGTGTTATTAATCCCGTTGTGGCGTTTACGTCTTGTGAAACTTCAGAACTTGAATAATTTCCACCTTTTTTGTTAAAAACTCTAACATCAACAACATTCACAACTCCTGAAACCGCACCGATTTCTCTCATTAAATCTCCCACGAATAATGGGTCACCCATTTTACGTTTTTCGATAGCGAAAAATTCTATAGTATTTTGAATCGTTGTTCTTAAAATATCACTTGTTTTTTCGTTCTTATCGACAATTAAATCAATTTCTAATCCTAAATCAATTACCTGACCACTTGTAATGTCAATATAATCATTTATCATTCTATATTCAGAAAGATAATTTAATATGTTGTTTTTCAATGTATTAGATACAATATCAGTTAAATTACCATTTTCATCATATGATAAAAGTTTAATCTTAACCTTATTATCTTCTTCCATTACATTGACTTTAGCAGGTGCACCATATGTGGATGGCATTGTTTCAATCAATGATTTGTAATCATTTAAAGTTACCGCTCTATCTTGTGCTGAAAAATTATAAGATACCATATTTCTCAACTCTTCTATTGTAGGTTGGTCAGCCCCACCAATTGCTGGAGTTACGTTAGTAACTCTCAATGATTGTTGAACTTGTGAATTAAAGTTCTCATTTGGACCGTTAACCTCAAATTCAACGTCATCTACACTTGTAATGATATTAACCCCTAAATTTGAGTCTTTACCACCTCCAATTCGATATTTGATGAATATCGTGGTGTTAGCCTTTGGTACCGACCCCAATGACATATTATTCAGATATGTTGCTAAATTAACCTTTAAAGAACCATTCATATAGTTATCTAAATTATCTAACGGGTTAACGGTTCCTGAACCAAATGTTATTGAAAAATAACCCTCTGGAGTGTACTCGGTTACAAATTTGTTGTTTACGTCAATATATTTTCCTGCTTTAAAATTATCTGAGTCTGAAGCTGCGGTTGGGTCCGGTATAAAAACTTTATCTTGTATTAATGTTTTTACTTCATACCATTTATTTGAGACGTTTGTAAATTCAGAAGATGATGGATTTGTCCCAAATGAGGTTCCATCTTTATGAATAATAGATGTTACACCTAACACATCTTGTTCAGGTAAGTAAAGTTTAAGGAATGGTTTTTGATCTAATTCTGAAATTACTCTTCTATAAATTCTTGTAACTCCGTTAACAACGGGTTCTCTTTTTGTTATAGTGTATGAAATTAATTTATTATTATTATCAAAATTAGGTATTTTAAGTCTATTTGGTTCTCCTCTACTATTAAACGGGTCTGAAAAATCAATGTCTTCTAACGTTTCAAAAATTTGTCCTCCACCTGAAACCTGAGCACCTGCTTTAACAATTCCCAAATATCTATCATCCTCTTTATCTCCCCTTACAGGTACGTTAATAGAAAAATCACATAAAGAAACGGACGGTCTATTACCGGGTATTTTAATACCATAAGTTTTTGCAATATGAAATAACGATTGTCTTTGTTGTGCAAAGTCTAACATTGTTTCTTGCCAAACCCTATCAATATGAAAGTGTAAGTTATCGGCAACCGCAGCATTTAAATCTAACAATACTGAGAATATTGATGCATCGTTGGTATTTTTAACCAAATCAGGATAATATTCTTTTGTTAAGTTTACTAATTCTTGTCTAAGTCCCGCAAAATCTCTGGTTGCGTATGATATCTTTTTTCCCATTTTAAATGTTTAATATTATAAAATCTGAAGATGAAAATGCTCCGTTATTAACTGTATATTCAATCTTTACTTTAGCTGTGTATGGTTTATTTTTACTATCTGAAACCCTAAATAGTCTCTCATCCTCATCAGAAGAAAATGTTCTTACATTATCAGGATCATCTTCTGCAGAAATTACCTCAAGATTTGTTATGTCTAAATTAGGTATATATCTTTTTACCGATTCCCTAATTTCTTCTTCAATTAAGTTCCAAGTTACCATATCGTTTTGGTCGAATATAAATTGATATAATCTTGTACCAAAATCAGGTAAGAAATAACGACTACCTCTTTTTGTTAATAGTAGATGTATTAAATTAGCTCTAACTTCCCTATCGGGTGCTGAGGTCATTTTTAAATAACTACCTTCTAAACTGTCTCTAAAAGGAAAATCAATTCCATATTTTACCGCCATACCAATAAATATAAACTATTATAAAATGGTAATAAATAAAAAACCCAGCCGAAGCTGGGTTAAATTTATAGTAAAATATACCTAATTTTATTACGAACCACATCCCTCACACTCAAATGGTGAATCGGTTGGTCTTTCTGATGTCATTACAACTTCAGGTGTTTGTTCACTAATCAATGTATTATTTGTTGGAACTTCAACATTATTCACAGATGATGTTTGTTCAACTGGTTTTGATGCTGACATATCAACCCCTAAACCTTTCAATGCATCTACCGCCGCTCTTGTTCTTAAGTAATACATACCGGTTTTTAAACCTAATTTCCAACCAAACAAGTGTGCTGCCAATAATTTGGGTTTAGTTGCGTTATCCACAAATAAATTCAATGACTGTGATTGGTCAATGAACACACTTCTGTTTGCCGCCATTTGTAAAACTCTCTTTTGAGACATTTCCCAAACTGTCTTATAAACTTCTTTCATTTCAGTTGGGATTTCAGGAATGTTCTGAACCGAACCATTTTCCATGATTAACTTATTCTTAATCGTGTCGTTCCATAATCCTAACTTCAATAAATCCGAAACCAAGTGTTTGTTAATCATTACAAATTCACCACTCAATGTTCTACGTGAATATAAGTTTGTTGTAAATGGTTCAAACGCTTCATTATTACCAAGAATTTGTGCGGTAGACGCTGTAGGCATTGGTGCAACTAATAATGAGTTTCTAACACCATAGTTAACAACATCCTTTCTCAATTTTTTCCAATCCCAACGACCTGACAAATCTTTATCAGTTTTACCCCACATCTCAAATTGGAAAATACCTTTTTCGATTGGTGATCCTGCAATTGATTCATAAGGTCCAAACTCTTTCGATAAGTCATTTGAAGATGTCATTGCCGCAAAATATATTGTTTCAAAAATATCTGTTTGTAATTTATCAGCCTCTTCAGATTCAAATGGTAAGTTTAACATACAAAACACATCAGCCAAACCTTGAACTCCTAAACCAACCGGTCTATGTTTAAAGTTTGAACGTTTTGTTTCTTCTGTTGGGTAATAATTTAAATCAATCACATTGTTTAAGTTTTTTACAACTTGGTATGTGTATTCATATAATAAATCATGATTAAATTCACCATTTAAAATATACTTGGGTAAAGCAATTGATGCTAAATTACAAACCGCCTGTTCT